CAAGGGATTACCGCCGGGATCATGAACAACACTGGCAGGAGGCTTATGACGCATACCGGGCCAAGTATCCGTCCCACATTAATAAGGCAAATGAATTAGCAAACGAGAGGGGTATTTTTGTCAACCAGACTCGGCGCAAGGTTAACAGTGCCAAGATCAAGATAGGGACCCTGTTATTTGAGGATGGTGAAGTGCCATTTACAGTGACTCCATCCAAGAGACCAAGATTTTTTCCTCCAGATATTCAGGCACCGCCGGACAGACCAGACATCCTACAGGATGCACTTCTGGCACGGGCTAAAAATATGGAGGACAAGATCAGGGATATACTGAAAAAGACATCTTACAATGAAGAAATTACACATTCAATTCACGAGATGTGTCTGTACGGCACGGGCTGTACTAAGGGAGTTAGTCTTACAAAGAAAAACTTTCCTGTCTACACTTCAGTCAGAACTGCAGATGAAATATTCGAGATTGAGTCTAAGCTTGAGGAAGAACTTATTCCTGCGGTTAAGTACATTTCGATATGGAATGTTTTTCCTTCACCTGAGGCGAGCAGTTCGGAAGACGCAGACTACATTATTCAACGCAATTTTGTTAGTCCGATTCAATTACGTTCTTTGGTCAGTACTGGAGAAGGGTATCGTATGGAGGTGGTTGAAGAAATTATCAGTGGTGACGAAGGAAGGGTTCATGGCTATGATGAAAGTCAGCACCCCAAAAAGCATGATGAAACTTCTGCGAGGCAAATCAAAAACATAGAGGTCCTTGAGTTTTGGGGACGTCTGGACGGAAGTGACCTAGCCGATCATTTACCCATGGAGGAAGAAGACTCACCTAAGTCAATACCAGTTGTAGTCACAGTAATAGGTGACAAGGTAATTAAGATACAGGAAAATCCATTTGATGACACCCTGCCGTTCCACTTCTGTTACTGGCAGAAAAATCCAGAGAGTATTTGGGCAGACGGCATTTATTATGCCATCCGTGACGTACAGGCAATACTGAACTTTAGTTATGCCATGATGATTGAGGGCAAGTCCTTATCGGCGGCCCCAATGACAGTGATAGATCCAAACAGTTTTGAACCAGGTACAGACACAGAGCAGATATATCCTGGCAAGCAATTTCGTGTAAAACCTGGTGCAAGTGTCCGTGACGCATTTATGCCAATACAGATACCAGATGTTACAAACGGGCTGCTCCAACTGATCCAACAGCTTGAGCGTGAAGCAGACTTGGACAGTGGACAGACTTCCATCGGGTATGGTGATCAGAGCCCGGCCCAGACGAAGACGGCAACAGGCATGTCGATCTTGAACAGTAATGCCAACCGTCAGACAGCAGACGTTGTCCGTTCTGTGAGTAAAATGATAACGAACAACATACAGGCCATCTACCGGTGGCTAATGGTTGATTCAGAGGACATGCAGATAAAGGGAGACTACGAAACTATAAGTACTGGCTATGAGCAGTACATCGCAAAGGAGGTTCATAACACACAACTTATTAACTTTCTTCAAACGATTGGTTCGCTTCCGCAACTTCAACAATATATTAAATACGAGGCGTTTAGTCGGCCGCTGCTCAGAGCCTTTAACTTAGATCCAGAAGAGGTCATGAAGACCGAGGAGGAGGTTGCCCAGGAAATGCAGCAGCAGACGCAAGCTATGGCACAGGAACAAGAGAAGCAGGTACAGCAGCAAGCACAGATGGCAATGGAACAGATACAGGCCCAGGCGCAGGCAAATGCTCAGGCCCAGTCACAGATTGAACAGGCAAAGGCCCAGTCAAAGATTCAGGTTGATAAGGAACTATTACCTATAAAGGCCATACTTGACGAGAAGCAGAAAGTATCTGATGACCAGCGTGAAATGGAACGTGATGAAAGGCTTGAACTTATCAAAGACGGGAATGTCTTGCATCCAACGAACCTTGAGCGTTACAGCATTTTGTTGCAGGAGATGATGGATAAGGGTGAAGCACAGCAGATGCAGGAGGAGGAGCAGGCTATGCGGCAGGGGAATGTTGCCCTTGCGCAGGAACAGGAACAGATGGAACAGATGGAACAGCAACAGATGCAACAACAGCAGATGCAACAGCAACAGATGCAACAGCAACAGCAACAGCCTGCGGGGATGCCACCTGAAGGGGAGGGGGGACCAATGGCTGGACCCCCTGCTGAAGGAATGGTAGAAGAAGGGGCAGTGTAATGGCAGGACGTCCCGAATCCCGTGCGGATTTGTTGGCGATGCTAAAAACGCATCCTGGCTGGAATGCTTTGAAAGAAGAATTTGGCCGGCGATGTACTGATGAAATGGACCGTATAGTCAACGGCACCCTATTTGATCAGGAAAGTATTGCAAAGCACCACATCTCCATTGGGAGAGTGAGGGCAACGGTGAATAGCCAGGGGTCAACACCTAATACGATCCGATTAATGGGACATTGTTAGCGGTGAGCTAGAAGAGACGGAGTTAAATGGCTGAGGAAAAAGACAGCCCCCAACCAGAAGAAGAGGTTGATACGGGCGAGGAGGATGAGGACATCTGGGACAATGCTCCAGAAGTAGAAGATGAGGATGATCCACCTGTAGAAACTGAGGAAGAAACTGAGGCGGAAGCCGAGGAGGAAACCGAGGAGAAAGAGGAAGCCGACGATTCTGAAGAGGAGGAGGAGGAAAAAGATCCTGCTCACGACTACGAACAGAGATATAAGTCCCTAGAAAAAGAGTTTCATAAAAGAAATGAAACAAGTGCAAGAGACAGGGAAGATTTCAACAGCCTTAGACTACGCTCATTAGAGCAGGATAAGGAACTTGAAACATTGAGGAAAGGCTACAAAGCGCCGGACACCCCCCCAGACCCAAGCGATGAAGGCTCGTTTTTTGACGATGATGATCGCACAACGATGGAGGAATTCAGCGAAATTACTGGAGTAACCAAGAAGTTAGTCCAGCACGAAGTAGCCAAGGCTTTAAACAGGGTGGCCCCCGTAATCAATCAAGATTCAGAAAAGGTTGCCCAGCTTGAAAAAGCCTACCATGACCAGAACTACCAACAGTTCCTGAGTAATCACGACAATTCGATGCTCAGTACAGTTGGAGAAGATTATCGGGATATCGACAGAGATCCAGATTTTCAGACATATGTTTTGGCATCGCCTGCACTTACTAAAATGATGACCGAGTCAACGTCACCTGATGATCATGCGTCAGTAATGAATTTATGGCTGGAAAATACAGATTCCGGCAAGGCATGGCGACCAGCCCCAGAGGCAAAGCCAAAGACGCAGTCAGAAGGATCAGCTAAAAAACAGAGTACGAGACGCAAGGCGGCCTCGAATCTGATGGACAACTCCGCTCCAAGAATAGAAAAAAACACCGACAATATGTCGGATGAGGAACTCTGGGACAGTGTTCCAGACCCTAAGGAAGATTTTTAGGGTTCCTTATTTTTTAATAATTTTATTAGGAGTTGACTATGGCAGCTTATGGCGGAACGGGAAGCGTTACGCAGGCCACCAGTTATGGTGACCTTAGCAAAAACGATGCGTTCACAATCCAAAAGAAGATGTTACCAATTGCAAAGCGGTTGTTAACATTTGCGAAATTCGCACAAAAAGAAACTAAACCACAGAAGCAGGGTTTAGAAATTAGACACCGTCGCTACGAGAGGTTTCCAATTGTGGATTCCCCTATCGCCGAAGGTGTTACGCCGGACTTTACCTCGCTTGAGCATACTACGCTCATGCACACGCTGAAGCAATTTGGAAGTTATGTGAATACCACAGACGTCCTGTTGGCAGCATCTACAGATCCGGTTCTCAACGTAATCTCAGAACGGCAGGCCACGCAAGCTGGTGAGACAATTGACTTTCTCAGCTACAAGACCTTCCGTGCGGGAACCCAAGTAGCCTACTCAGGTGGAACTACGAGGGTAACTACTGATACCACAATTGGCCTTGCAACAGCGGCAAGCCAACTCACAGCGGCTCCAACGGGAACTGCCGGCCTGATTCAGAAGGCCATCCGTGTACTGGAGCGTAATGATGCCGTCAAGCTACGCAAGAAGTTGAAAGCAGCAGTTGGCATTTCTACCGAGCCTATCCGTGAGTCATTCATCGGTATCTGCCACCCTGACCTCCGTCAGGATCTTGAAGCAATCACAGGATTCGTCCCTGTCGAGAAGTATTCCGACACCGGTGACGCAATCGAAGGTGAGATTGGTTCAGTACAAGGCGTAAGATTCATCACCACAACCCAAGCCGTTCCTTTTGCAGATGCTGGCGCAGCGAATTCTAGTACATACTTCGTTTCGACCAGTGGAACTCCAGGCTCGTCCGGTAATGCTGATGTCTATCCCGTGATCATACTTGCCGCCGATGCGATCGGCTGTGCAACACTTGGAGGCATGGATTCTCTCCGCTCGAAAGTGGTTATGCCTAAGCCCGGCCCCGGCGACCCGTTGGGTCAACGTGGAACTGTGGCGTGGGATACTTTCTACTCCTGCATTATTCTTCAGGATTTGTGGATGTATCGCATTGAGTGCGTTGCCACCAACTTATAATTCTAACCTATGAAGCCTTTAGCTACGGAGCCCCGTAGCGGGGGCTTCTACACTCTAATTGTCTAAAATAGGAGAAAAT